GTCGTCCTTGGCGCCCTTTGCAATTGCGGTGTTTTGCGCGTCAATCCATGTTTGGACGGCGTCTTGAACATCGGGCGCCGCGTCCGCAAAGTCCCGCCCGTCCAACCATTGCCCCAAATCGGGGTCAAACTCCGCGAGGGTTTGGCCGTCCTTGATAACCGCCTTGGACCCGTCCTCCCACGCTTGCACGAACTGATCGAACCCGTCCGCCAAGGCCGGGGCGGCGGCCCCTGGGATGGAGGTCACGGCGTCCACTCCACTTTGGAGTTTGTCGGCGCCCGTGGTCTTTAGGTAATCCTCCATTTGTTTGATCTTGTCGTCCGCCACTTGGGCCGGGTTGGCGCCAAAGAGGGCGTCAAAGGCGGACCCAATGACGTTGCCCTCACCCAATTGGCCGAGGTTGTAAAGGGCGCCCTGGACGCCCGTCAGTGACGCGGGGACTTGTTTGAGGGCGTCAATCTTGGCCTGAACTTCCTGGGGTGACGGCATCCCCGCGAGGTAATCCCCGGTGGCCTTGTCAATCCCGGCGGCGGCCTTTTTGTTGGCGTCAATTTGGGCTTGGAGTTTGCCCCACTCGTCAATCGCCACCGCGATCAACGCGAGTATTCCGGCGGCCTTAAAAGCGGTTGCCATGCCACCGCCGAGGCGCCCACCCATGAACCCGCCTAACTTGTCCATGGCCCCGCCAATCTTGGGGTTGCCCGACAACTTCATGAACGCGCCGGTTACGGCGTTGGTTAGCGGTAGGGCCAGTTTGGCGCCCAACTTGGACCCGGCCCCGCCGAGGTTCCCGAGGGCCGCGCCAAGGGCGTTGGTGAACGGCTTGGCGAACGCCTTGGCAACAGGCGCCCCGATCTTGGCAAATTGCTTGGCGAGTGGCGCCAACAGTGAGGCCGCCGAGGCCGCGCCCGTGATCGCGGGGCCGAACTTCTGCCCAATCTCACGCGCCCCGGCCACGAACTTGTCCGCGATGCCGTGAATTTTGTCCGCCGTGGTTTCCAACCCCTGGGCCGCGGTGGACACACTCCCGTCCGCCTTGTCGGCGGACACGGCCAAGTCCTCCATGCCATGCATACCGGGTTGAATGGCCGCCGCGAGTTGGACGCCCGCCCTTGACCCAAATACCTTGATTGCCTCGGACGTGGGGTCAAGTCCCGCGGCCTTCAAGTTGCTTAGGTGTTCAACGAATTGGTCAATGTTTTCACCCTCGGGCAACTTCTGTATCGCCTGGGTGAGGCCCTTGGTGGCCGAGGAGGCGTCACCGCCCGCCGCCTCATAGAGGTTGAGGAACCCAACGGCGTCCTCCGCGTTGCCACCCACGGCTTGGAGGGCGGGCGCCATTTTTTGGAGTACGTCCAACTGCGCGGGTCCCACGTCTGTCCCGTACTTTTGACTTGACGCCACGAGTTCGTCCATGAACCCGTGGGCGTCCTTGGCACTGAGGCCGAACGCGGTGAGGGTGTCGTCCAACTGGCCCGCGGCCTGGGTGGCGTCCTCACCCGTGACCTTTGAGAACTCCAAGACGTTTTCGGTGAGGTCCGCGGTGGCCTGACCCGTCGTCCCAAACTGTTGCTGAACCATGGTCCCGGCGGAGGCAATGTCCGCAAAGGACAAGCCCACCGCGCCCGCGGACCCCGCGAGGCCGTCCATTTCGGTGACGAACGCCTTAGCCTCGTCACGGGACGCGCCCGTGGCGGCCATGAACTTGCCCTGGGCCGCCTCGGCCTCCGCGGCGCCCTTGGTGGCGATTGCGAGGCCCGCGCCAACCGCGAGGAAACCGGCCTTAGCAACGGTCCCCGCGGATACGGCGGACTTGCCAAAGTCGGCGGTGGTCTTGTTGGCCGCCGCAACGCCCGCGGTGAAGTCGCGGGCGTCTAAGCCGAGTTTGACGAATAAGGACGCAATCTCACCCGCCACGCGGTTTCCCTCCGAGGCTACGCATTACGGCGTTGATCTTGTCCATGAGTTCCTTTGGCGTTTGCGGCCTGGGCGGCTTCCGTTCCTCCGCCTCCGCCCGCCATGGGAGGGACGCGAGGTGGTCCGCCACTGTTGGCAACTTCCGAGTTTGGCCGCGCCTTGTCGGGACTAACAAGAGGGCCAACCAATCCATGAGGAGGGCGTGGCGAACATCGGCCTTGTCGGACTCGTCAGGGTCCAACGCCATGGAGGCGTCCCACCGGGCAACCTCCACGGAGTCCATTCCAGCCCACATGGCCGCCACGCTTTTCCCCGATTTCCTGGCCGTGACTAGCCACTTACGGAGTCGGGGGTCCCTTTTAGTTCCTCCTCCACGGCCTTTTGGGCCTCGGCGCCAAACCCGGTGAGTTTCAAGGCGGTGTCCCGTAGGCGATCAATGACCACCCCGGGCAACACGCCCACCTTCTCGGGCGTTGCGTCACCTCCGAGGGAGGCCGCTATGAGTTCGTTGACGAACCCCAACCGGTCCGAGGTGGTTTCGTCGGCGGCGGATAATTCCGCCAAACGCTGACGTTCGGTCCCTGACACGGCGTGGAGGACAACCTTCACGCCTAGTTCGGGAACTACCACTTCCTCGAACGGAACGGGCAACGCCAACAGTTGGTCAAGGTCAACCAACTTGTGGCCGTTTGAGGCGGCCTTTGGGGCCGCCATTTAAGACGGGTCCGCGTCGAATACGGGCGCGCCTGACGGGCGGAGGGTAATGTCCGCCGATAGGTGGCCGGTCACGGGCGCCGCGTTGGCGAAACCGGTGCAATAGGCCGAAAAGGACCACTCGGCGCCCGCGCCCGCGTTCCCGTCCGCGTCGGGGAACGTCATAACGTAGTCGTCCTTGGTCCGATCAAACCACGATTGGTAAAGGTCCGCGTGGGCCGCGTCCCCTGGGTTGAACACCAAGGGGAACGAGATTTCGCCCGTCCTCTTGATCGTTGCAATGAACTCCTCGGTGTGTTCCGGGGACGAGTGGTTCGTGATTTCGTCCGTATCCGTGGACAAGGCCGGTCCGGCTATGTCCATGATTTGCCCAATGGGCGTCCCGTTCTTACGGATCGTGGTTCCTAGGGTTGGGATTGCGACTGAGTCAACCATGACGGTGTTCTTCTCCTCTTGATCGTTTAAACGCGACTATGACACAAGGACGTTGGCCGTTTCCTCCTGGTATGCAACTTCAAAGTCAACAACCCGTTGGTATCGGATTTCACCTCCCTTGATTTCCTGGGGTGGCATGTCTAGATCATTGAGCATGAACGCCCACCCAATGGACACGTCACCCATTGGGCCGTGGAAGTTGTCCAACGCCCGGAGGAGGTTGGTTGCCACGGCGTCAACTTGGGTGTCGTTGTTGGCGTAAATGTCGAACTGAACCCGGCGGGGAACGAGGGACCGCCGGTTGGACATGGTTTGGACCGTCCGGCCCGTAATGAACCGGAGGACTATGTGCGGCATCATCGGGCGGAGTGGCAACTTGGACTCCGACACGGACACGTCCACGTTGTCACGGACGAACTCGTGGAGGGACGCGCGTAGCGTCATTTCCCGTCCCCAATTTGGGCGGACAGTGATTGCCCTATGGCCTCCACCGCGCGGTCCCGCGCCGAGTCAAAGGCCGGACGGGCCGCGGGTTCACCGTCCCTGAACTCCAACACCGGGGCGTAAACCCTGGGTTGGTCATTGTCGTCAATGCCCGACACGAGGCCGGGGCGGACCGAACCAATGCCACCCGTAGCCGTCCCCGTGGCCTTCACGGCGTCGGCTTGGAGGAGGGAGTCACGGTATGCGCCTGGGTGTTCGTCCTCGGGCGGGACGCCGATGGGCGCCCGCGCGGACCACTCGTCCGCGATCACGCGCCCGCCCGCGGTGAGGGCCACCTTGACGTAAGTCTTTTTGATCTTGGCGTCTAACGATTGCAACGCCTTGGCGAGTTCCGGGCCGCCTTCCAAATAGCCGCTAATCCGGGTTTGGGACACCTTCCCCGACTTGGAAACGTTGCCCGCGGTGACGGCCATTTAGGCCACCCCGAACTTGTGGCGGTGGCCTTGAATGAGGCTTAGGTATATGCGGTCCTCGCGGAGGGACCTCCAACCGTCGTCCGGGGCGTTGACCCGGAGGACGGCGGTGGCGCGGAGGGCCGCGTTCCGGAGGCGTTCGTCAACGGTGTAGTCGCCGTCGTCAAACGCCTCCGGGTTTCCGGCCACGTCGGACTTCACACCTTCAATGGCCGCGTCTAGCGCGTGTTGGAGGTGTTCGTCAATCCATGCTTCGTCCCCTAAGTTGAGGAGGTGTATGACCTCCCCAACTAGGGGCCACTCTGCCATTGGGACCTAGTCGGGGGAACTAGGAACCGATGGTGTAAGTGGTGAACGCCTCGGGGTTGCGGGGTCCGAAAAAGAACCCGCCCACAAGGGCAACGTCACGGCCCGCCTTGGACGGAACGTCCACCTGGAGGGTCCGCGCCGGGTCCTCGGCGTAGGCGTAGTTCCGGGCCGGACCCACGATCACGTCCACGTCGGAGTCGTCCAACGCGGGAACGTAAACGGGGCGGAGGCCCGACAGAACGCCACCGGGACCGTTGCCCGCGTTGAAGTTCGCGGCCAACTGACTGTAAAGAGGCGCGTTGGTGAGGGGGTCCTTGGCGTCAATGAACGCGGCCACCGCGGCGGCGTCCATCCAAATAGTATCCGGGGCCACCCGAACCGCCGTGATCGAGTTTTCCCACGCCTGTCCAAAGTGTGGAGTCTCGGGGTCGAGGGTCCCGCCGTCCACCGGATTTTCCTGGTTGGCCGTCCATGACGGTGTCCCCGCCGGGTTCAAGAGGGCGTCAATGGCCTTCCCCTCGGCGTCAAGGCTGTAAGCCTCGGCCAAGAGTTGCATGAGGAGGTCAAAGAACGAGGCATCCCCACGGGCCAAGAGTTGGATGGCAATATCCGCGCCACCGAACACTTGGGAATAAGGGAACGTGATTGTGCCGACCTTGGGCGCCGTTGCGCCGGTTATGTCGGCCTTTTGCGCCGACTGAGTACCCGTGGCCGCGCGTGACTCAATCGCCGGAACGATCAAGGACATACCCGTGGACGGCGGGGCAATCTGGCGGAGTGAGTTGATAAACGGCCTAGTCGTAATGATGAGGTCCGTTAGGTCGTTCACCAACACGTCGGGGACCAACCCTGGGTTGTCCGGCGTGATTACGTCGGG